TCATCGCTACGGATTCCAGATTGGCGTGCCATTGTCGCGCAATCTTTCCGTCGACGCGATTCTGGAGCGCAGCGGCGCTTTTGTTACCGAGAGTGAAGCGAGAATCGAAATCCGTCAATTTTTCTGAGTTTCATCCCGTCGTGCAGCGCTGATACTCCAAGCAGCGAATCGCCAAGCTCTGCAATCCCAAAACCCCCGCAAGCCATTGACGGCCAGAGAAATGATGGAGCGGGAAACGAGACTCGAACTCGCGACCTCAACCTTGGCAATGGCCTTAGACGGTCATTTGGCGCCGTGGTACCATGTACCCATCTGTAGCCGTTAATGCCTCTCGATACACCAATAAATTTAATTGACACATAGGCTTACGACGCATCGTCCGCCTCACGTCATAGGGTATCAAAGGGCATAGACGAATACCGAGTGTCACGCCGCCAGCACTTGCGCGGCACTTGCGAGACGGACAGTGCCAGCAAAAATAACGAAATCGGCGGTCGCAAAATTATCGGCGACAGCGCGCGCCTACGAGGTCCGCGACACCGAGTGTCGCGGCTTCTGCGTGCGCGTCGAACCCACCGGCACGAAGACCTTCTGGCTGACGTTCTCCGCTGCGAAGCTCGGCGGCAAGCGCGGCCAGCGCCTATTCCTGGGCAACGCCGACAGTCGCAGCGTAGACAGCGTGCGCACCGACGCCGTGGCGGCCAAGGGAATGCTCGCCAAGGGGATCGATCCACGCGCTGAGCGCAAGGCAGAGCGCGCCAGCGCCGACCGGCGACGTCTCTCTACGCTGCGGGCATATCTCGACGACAAGTACGCGGCCTGGGCCCGGGTGAATCTTAAGAACGCCGAGGTGGAACTCAGGCGGATCCGCAGCGACTTCGAGCACTGGCTCGACAATCCGCTCGAATCCATCGACGAGGAAGCCGCCGGCGGGCTGCAGCGCGAGTGGCTCGCAGCCGGCCTCAAGCGATCTACTGTCAACCGCGACCTGGTAAGGCTGTCGGGCGTCATGACCAGGGCTGTCGCCGACGGCAGACTCGATCGCCACCCATGGGAAGCGCGCAACGACGGCGCCGCGGCGTTCAAGCAGCTGAAGACGGATAAGCGAAAGGTTCCGCGATTCTTGAGTCCGACTGAAGACGCGGCGCTGCGCGAGGCGCTGATCAAGCGCGAAACCCGGATGCGCGAGGAACGCCGCAGCTTCAACAACTGGCGCGCGGAGCGCGAGCTGGCCGCCCTCCCCGACTATCCCACCTACGTCGATTACCTGCGCCCGATGCTCTTGCTCGACCTCAACACTGGATTGCGCAAAGGCGAATTATTCAACCTTCGCCGCGACGACGTGAACCTGGCGGCCGGCGTCATCACCGTGCAAGGCGACAGCGACGACGACGGCACGGGCTCGAAGTCCGGACACAGTCGCGTCATCCCGCTCAACGTCGAAGCGCGATCGGTGCTGACCGCATGGCTCGATGAGCAGGAGATCGACTCGGAGCTCGTGTTCCCGAATCTGCAGAGTGGCGAGCGACTGAATAACATCGACAAGGCGTGGCGAAACATTCGCAAGGACGCCGGCCTGTCGACCAGAGTGCAATTTCGCCATCTGCGAAACACGTTCGCTTCGCGACTCGTACAGATGGGCGTGCCTCTATTCACGGTCAAAGAGCTATTGGGCCACGCAGATCTGTCGACGACGGAGATCTACGCCGCACTGGCTCCCGGCAATTTCAAGAGCGCGGTGGCCATGCTCGACGCAGCGCCGATCGAAAAGCCGGTTCCATGACGACGCCGAAGAAACCCGGCGCCATGTCGGGTAAATCCGCTTTAGTCTTCCGCGCGTCAGCTACGCTCAAGGGCCGCGGCTCTCTCTCCGGCCGAACTACCCTCGCCAACGTCGAGCGAATAGAAAAGCGCATCAATGCCAAGCACGGCAGGCAGGACGGCGGCACACTCGACGCCACGAAAAAACTCCTCGAGGAGAAGCAGATCCCGCAGGAACGTTGGGGCGATCGCGGGCTGGCGACGCGTCTATACGACAGCGGCAAACTGCACTCGACCGTGGGTACGATCCAGCGTCATCTAAAGCAGCTGCTCAAGGGCAAAACGGCGTAAGTACTTTCGCCGGGAATTACCGGGTATCTACCGGTATGGTCGACTCCGACATCAAAAGGAGCCGACATGATGAGCAGCAAATCCGAATCAGCCACCGCCCTGACTGCACTCGCCGCCGTCAGAGAGGCTGCCACCGATGGATTGCGTGGCGCCCTGCGTACCACGGAAGCCGCGTTGTACCTTGGCTGCTCCGCAGAACTTCTCAAGAAGTGGCGCCAGAAAAAGCCGAAAGACCCTGGCGAGCATGGACCGCCCTGGTCGGCTGTGACGTCTCGCCTCATCTTGTACCGAATCGTCGATCTCGACGCATGGCTCGAGGCGCGCGCGATCTCCACGCGGGCGAAATCAAATTACGCGGCCGAGGTCGCGCCCGCCTAAAACGAAAAAGCCGGCGCGCCTTCGACAGAACGCCGGCCTTGGGAGACCTTCGACGTGCGCATCCTATCGTCTTTGCAACGGGGTTTGAAGTGGAGCCTTGTCGAGGCCGGTATGCGAGGCCTACTTCCTCGCCGAGCGGTCCGGACTCTATTGCGGGTCTTCGGGCTCAAGCATGTTTGAGCCGTCATTCCTCGCAACGCTTCCGCCGTCCGCCGATTGTCTGCGCGCCAACCAACGCAGTCTCATCCATGACATTCACGGCGCCTTGACCGCCGGCCATACCCGGATCCTCGCCCAGGCCGACACCGCATTCGGCAAGACTCACGTGATGAGCGTCATCACCGCGGCGGCGGTGGACTCCGAGATGCGTGCGCTGATAATAGTGACTCGCACGCGCCTAGCGCTGCAGGTGCACGAAAGATTCGAACGCTTCGGCATTCCTCACGGCGTTGTCGCCGCCGCTCTGCCTGACCTCCGCTGGCCCGCGGCGCCCGTGCAAATCGCGATGGCAGACACGCTCCATCGGCGATCCATCGTCGACGCGCGCATGCCGCTGCCGTCGGCTGACGTCGTGATCTTCGATGAAGCACACCTCTCACTCGGCGAAAGCAGGCTGCGAATTCTTGGGCAATATCCAAAGGCCATCCGGATCGGGTTCACGGCGACGCCGGCGAAGATATCGGGGCGCTCGCTTCGCGAAGGTTACGACACGCTGATCTGCGGGCCCACCACGAAAAGCCTCATCGCTTCAGGCGATTTGGTGCGGCCGCGCATCTTCAGCGCGCCCGCCGTTACGTCGACCGAACTCGCAGCGGTCCGCAAGGATTCCAAGAGCGGCGACTTTGCGACGGGCGAACTGTCGCAGCTGATGTCGAGGCCAAAGCTGGTCGGTGATGTCGTGCAAAACTGGCTGCGGATCGCCAATGGCAAGCCGAGCATCGTATTCGCCTGCGACAAAGCCCATGGCGCAGCGCTCGCCCAAGAGTTCAGGCAAGCCGGCGTCGCCGCCGAGCTGCTCACCGATCAGGACTCGGAACCGGATCGCGAGGCCTCGATCTACCGTCTCGAGCATGGCAGGACGAAGATCATCATCAATTGCTTCCTGCTTTCATACGGCATCGACATTCCCGCCGTAGAGTGCATTGTGCTCGCGCGGCCTACTAGGAGCATTGTGCTTTACCGGCAAGCCATCGGCCGCGGCATGCGCCCGGCGCCCGGCAAGGATCACGTGATCGTCATTGATCACGGCCGTGTCGTCGAAAACCTCGGTATGCCTGACGAGCCGATCTTCTGGTCCCTCGACGACTGCAACAACGTCAACCGCTCGACGGCAAAGCGTGTCGCCGAGCGCAAGCTGTCGAAGGAAAGTCCTAGGATCTGCCCGGAATGCGCGCATATGTGGCTCGTGTCGGAGGACGGCAACGCGTGCGATTGCTGCGGTTGGGCGCCGGCGCCAGCGCCGAAAAAGGTTCGCGTGCAGGACGCCGATCTCGTCGAGGTGGGCGCGGTGCGGCCAGACTATGCCGACGATGATGTTCATCGATTTTTCGCCGAGGCGCTGAGGTATTACGCGCAGCGATGGCCGGCGAAATGGGAAGAAAAGCCGAACCGCGGGCGATGGTGGGCATGGATGAACGCCAGGGAAAAATTCCAACTCAAGATTGAGAAACCGCCGAGCAATTATTGGCGCACGATGCCGGGCGCTCTCACGCCGCGAACCGCCGGCTGGATAAAATCCCGCCAGATAGCGCGTGCGCGGCGGCAACACGCATGACTGTTTTCATGACGGTGTCCGAGGTCCACGCTCGAGTAGGCAACACATGGCCTCAAGTACTCGCCAGTCTCTCCGTCCCCGAGGAATACCGACGCGAGAAAATCGGCAAGCGCGAGATCCACGGACCGTGCCCGGACTGCGGCGGCACGGATCGATATTTCTTCGATAATCGCCACGGCCGCGGCGATTTCTACTGCCGCAATTGCGGCGCCGGCGATGGGTTCAAGCTCTTGCAGATCATTCACGGATGGGACTTCAAGACGACGATAAACCGTGTCATTGAAGCGGCCGGACTCGCCGCCGCACCCACCATCCCGGCTTCCACAACACCGTGTTCAACTCGCCCTACAAGATCGTGGTCACCCCCATCGTCCCCGGCTTCCACAACACCGCCGGCCAGGGTGCTGCGCCTGCGCCGCGAGGCTTGCGCACTGCACGATTGTGATGATGCCCTTGACTACCTCGACGGTAGGCATTTGTGGCCCGCCGCGACGGTGACCAGCCTGCGCGCCCACGCGAGCGTCGACTATTACGACAACGGACAGAGGCTCGATCGGCACGCCGCGCTCATCGCCGAGGTTCGCGACTACGACGGAGCGCTGATTACGCTGCATGTCACATATCTGGCCAACGGGCAGAAGCTCACCAGCAGCGCGCCGCGGAAGATCTTGAGCCCCATGCAGAACAGCGAGGCCTGCGCGGTCCGCTTGTACGGCATTACCGGCGATTCCATGGGCATAGGCGAAGGTCTGGAAACCTGCATTGCGGCGGCGACGATCCACAAACTTCCGACCTGGTCCGCGCTCAACACGACGCTGCTCGCAAAGTTCACGCCGCCGGCGGGCGTGAAGCGGCTGATGATCTTCGCTGACAACGACGTCGCGGGCATCAGCGCGGCCGCGCGGCTCATGGAGCGGCTGCAGGGCAAAGTGCATATGGAAATCAAGATGCCGCCGGCGCCTGCGAAGGATTGGGCTGACGTGCTCGAGCATCGCGCATGCCGATAAGACATGAGATATCGGGGCATCGCGCATGCCGATAAGACGCCAAGCGGTCAAGGTGTTGCGGTTCTGGTATCGCATCAGCACCAGCGCCGAAGCGCGCGCACTGTCGCATCCGGCGTTCCGATGGCTGTACGGCATCACCATGGCCTGGACCGGCTACAACAATGGCGCAATAGAATTTACGCGCCGGCGTCACGGCCCACTTTATGGACTCAGGAATCCCGGTGTCTTCGACCGAGCGAGCAAGGAAGTCATCGGGAGTGGACTTGTGATGGTAGCCGCAGTAGGCGGCAACAGCGTCCCGGCGAAATACACGATCGTCAATGCGCCGGTGCAGGTGAGCAGTCACGCACTCGATAACGGTACCTCAGAGATACCGTCACGTGTACAGATCAACGGTACCTCTAAGGTACCAAGTCGAGCTAAAAGCGGTACCTCTGAGATACCGTCTCGGTACCTTAGAGGTACCGTCAAAACCACCAACATAAGAAGATCGCGCGCGCGTCTGAACAGAAAACGATTATCACAACCACAGCGTGCGCCATTGACCGCGCAGCAAAGCGTGACCGCAACGAACTCTGATTCTTGCCACGCCAATGAGCATGAGGCGAAAGTGGCAGGCGCAGACGTCACCGTCCAAATCCCACCGTCGGCAAGCAGGCATTGAACTTCATGAGCGACTTCGCTGGTATCACCGTATCGAGTGACTACGAACGCCGCGCGCAACAGCACCGACCGCAGACCAAAGCCGACATGGCACAGGCAGTGAAGCAACTGCTCGCGCAAGGCCTGACGCCGCGCGATGTGTCGACGCTGCTCGGCTTGAGCATCGCCGATGTCGTGTCGCTGCAGAGACTCGCATCGTGATCGATCGTCAACGCAATCAACGTGTTGCGGCGTGAATACGTGTGCACTGCCAGCACGGGGGGGCCTCGCAACCTTAAAAAAGCGAATCCCACCGCACCCCGGGGTTTCTGATTCGCAGGTTTTTTTCCTGATTTAAGAAAAACATTTATTGAGCGTTTTCACATGAGCACCGCACTTTGAGCCTGCAATTCACGGGGATTCCGCACTGGACCGGCTATCGATTCGCCCGCGGTGCGTTGTCGGTGGCCACGGCGGCGCCGGCGGGACAACGCTGGGTCAAATCGTGACCGCTGAGGAGATCGAACGGCGTGCGAAAGCGGCGGGCATCGCTGTGTCGCTGCTCGGCCTCATTGCTGAGAACGATGTGGCCAGACTCTTGGGAAAATCAGTGCGAACGATGCGGCGGTGGCGTGAAAGTGACGATGGTCCCGAGCCTGTTTTGATCAACGGCAGGATCTGGTACGGCTGCGCGGCTATTGCTGACCACATTTCACGCCAGCGGACAAAAGCGGACATCTAACTTGCTGGCAGGTGTGCCCTGCTGGCAGGGTGGCGGCAATTCTCGGGAGCAACTTACATGCTGAGTAGAAAAGGCGACGATTGGCAGGCCGTGATCAAGGCGCTCGTACAGGCCAACGGTAATCTGGAGCACGCCGCGAGAATCGCGCAAGACGGTAATTACCCGGAGCGCGCGGTCGCGTTCACCAAAGCGGCCGTCGCCGCGGGGACAACCTCGGATAGCGCATGGGCGGGCCCGCTCATCGGCTTCACCGACCTGGTCGGCGATTGGTTCGAGACACTGCGCAATTTCAGCGTTGTCGACGCGCTGATTGCCCAGGGCGCAAAACGCATCAGTGCGAACGTCAGATTTTTGTTGATGAATCTCGCAGCCGCCGCCGAGGATCTCGGCCAGGCAACGTGGTGGCCGCTCTCGAAGATGGAGTTCGCAGCCTCACGGCAAAGTTACGTTGTTTCTTTAAGCGCAGTCGTCGTGAGCGATGCGATTCTGCGATTCTCGGCAGAGTCCACGCAGAATTTGATCAACACAGAGCTCGCCGGCAGTGTCGCCGGCGCCAGCAATGCCACCGCGATCACGCTGCTGCTCGATTCCATTACGCCAAGCGCGAGCTCAGGGGATGCGCGCACCGATCTGCAAACGCTATTCGGAAGCATCGACTTGGGATCCAGGTCGCGGCCTCTACTGGTCGCAGCACCCGGCCTCGTCAAGCAATTGGCGTTCTTGGGCGCGAGCGACAACGGAGCGCCGACCTTTCCGGACATCACGGTGCCGACGGGCGGCATGATTTCGGGCGTCCCGCTGATCGCAGCCGACCAACTGACTGCGCACGGCGCGGCCGGCGCAGACGGCGACATGATTATGGTCATCGACGCCTCACAAATTGCGGCCGATACCGGCGTGCTCACGCTCGACGTCTCGAAACAGGCGACGCTGCAGATGTCAGATGCGCCCAATCAGGCGGCGAGCAACATTGTCTCGATGTACCAAACCAATTCGATCGCGATCCGCTCGCGCCGGATCTTCTCACTGCAGCGGGTACGCACCTCCGCTGTCGCCGCGATCAAGCTGGCGCATTACGGCCCGGGCAGCCCGTGAGCGCCTGCGATGCCTCTCAGTGACACCGACCGAAAACTGATCGAGCTGATGGTGCGCGACGTGCTCGCGACGCTGCAGCCCGTGATGAACCGCATCGCCAAGATCACCGAAGACACCGTGCGCAAAAACACCGTGCTCGCCGAAACTTGCATCCGCCTGCATGAGGAAAACGTCGAGCTGCGCCGCGCGGCGCTCGGCTCGTCGTCGAGGACGATGCAATGATTCGTCTCGCACCGTCTCCGACCGAACGGATCATCGATCTGATCGACACAAAGCGCGTCGGCGCTCGGATGATCTATGGGTGCGCGTCGACACCGACGGTCGACACCAATGAGTTATCCATCTCATCGGCAGGCTGTGATTTTCGGTTCCCGATTCCGCTGCTCGCCGAGCACGGCATGATTTGTGGTGACGACGACAAGCGTGTTCGTGCCAGTAGCCACGCTAAGGATCTGAAAATCGGCGACGTCGTTTGGCTGGCGAAGTGCGAGAGCGGCATTTTCATACGTGCCGTTCTCGACGACAGCAGAGCGGCCGACGCCGCATGGGAGCTCATCGAGCGCGGCGAGTACAAATCATTGTCGCGCGGCGGTCTAGCCCGATACGCACACAACAAAAAGGGGGGCGTCGTCGACGGCATCACCTATTGGGACCGATGGAAACTCGGCGAAGTCTCCGTCTGCCAAGAAGGCGCCAATCCAGACTGCAAATTCGCTGTCCTCAACGCATCGATCGCCCGCGGACAGAAGCTATTGCCCGTGTTGCAGCCAATGGATGAGGATCTTCAAAACGTTTTGTGGGAGATAACGAGAAATGAAATATTGCAGGGGTTCCGCGATAGAGAATTAACCGGCCAATCCAAATCTACGGTTGAGCAGGAGAAGCTATTCGATCGCGTAAAACCGATGGACGAGGAGCTTAGGAAATGGACCCTCGAGCGGCTACGTGATCCCATGGGGCTGCGTGATCGCTAATGAAAATCAGTGAGGCGATCGACAGGCTTCGATCCATCTGCGACCAGGTAGATGTCGTGCTCTGCGAGGACGGAACTTCGCTGATGCTTCATCTTTTCGACCGCGCGGGTGGCTGTGCCATGGTGCTCGTCGAGAGATCCGCCAGCTCGGCTCATCTCGAACACATCGTCCGTACCGCGCAATTCAATGAGGCCGCCATCCAATTAGACGCTGAGACCTAAAGCGCGGCCGCGACGGTCGCTGAGGAAAAAAATGAGCAGATTTTCACTGAAAGAAACAACCCTCACCATCCGCGACACCCAAGTCCGGGTGCGCGAGCTGACCCATGCCGAGCGCACGAAGTTTATAAATTCCGAGAAGCTCGCCATGCTCTCGATCGTCGCCTCCATGGGTACCGTGGATCCGCCGATGACCGTCGAGCAGGCAGCGGATGAGCCCGCCGGCGTCGTCGAGGAAATCGTCGAGAACATTCTCGCGCTGTCCGGCATGGGAAAAAAGAATGGCGCCGTTCTGGGCTAAAAAAGAAATGATGTCTTCGTCTGAACTGGCCGCAAGGAGACTGCAATAACTGATTTAAGCACTCTCACTGTTCGGCTCGAGGCCGAGACCTCCCAGTACCAACAGCAGCTCGCCGCGGCGACCAAGCAGCTGCAGGGCTTCCAAGATGATGTCTCGTCGTTCGCCGAAGACGTGGGCAAGAAATTCGCGGCCGCCTTTACTGTCGACAAAATCGGCGAGTTCATCGTCAACGCGATCGAGAGCGCGGCCGCGTTGGATAGGCTGTCGCAGGAATCCGGCGTCGCCGTCGAGGAGCTGTCCGCGTTGGCGGCCGTGTTCGCGCAGTCCGGCGTCGGCCAGGATGAAATGGCGAGCTCACTCAAGAAGCTCAACCAGGCGATCAGCGATGCCGCCGGCAACGCGACGAGCAAGGCGGCGTTCGCGTTCCAAGCCCTGGGGCTGTCGGTGACCAACTCCAACGGCAGCCTCAAAACTGCCGGCGAGCTCCTGCCGCAGATCGCGGACGCCTACTCGCGATTGGCAGACGGACCGAACAAAGTCGCGATCAACATCGCTTTGCTCGGCAAAAACGCGAACGCGTTGATCCCCACTCTCGACCAGGGCGCGCAAGGCCTCGCCAAGCTGCAGGCCGAGGCGGTCGCGTCAGGCGCGGCGTTATCTGGTGAGTTGGCCGAAGCCGCCGAGGCGCTCGAGAAGAAGTTCAACGCGCTCAAGCAGAGCGTGACCGGATCGGTGAGCACGCAGACCCTTGAGGCGTTGTTGCCCACGCTGACCGCGCTCGTCGACGGCATGAAGAACATCGGCGCGAGCGCGACGCCGACGAATGCCGCGCTCGGCTTACTGAACGGCGTGCTCCAGGATCTCGGCGGCTTTGCCCTCGACGTGCAGAGCGACTTCAAGCAGGTCGGCAACGTGCTGTCCGGCGTCAAGGATTCCGCTGTCGCCGCAGCCGACGGCTTCCGGCAGGCTTTCAGCGCCGGATTTAGTTTCGACGCATGGGTCAGCAGCTTGTCGGCGACGGCGAAGCGGGTCTTGGGCATCTACGTCGACACGGGCAACCAGGCCGTCGCGATCAACGAGGCCGGCAACAAGGCGCTCGAAGGTGTGTACACGGCGGGCAGCCATTCGATCGAAGCCATCATGGATGAGACGCTGAAGATGGTCGAGACCAAGACTAACGCCATGTTCGCGGGTTTCAGTCAGGGCGACTCGATAGCGTTCCTCGCGCAGCTCACCGCGGGAAAGACGAAGGTAGAGGACTTCGCCGCAGCGCTGAAGGTGCAGACGGATTCATTCGGCAAGGGTGTCGCCGCGCAAACCCTTTTGAAACTCTCGACCGGCCAGCTCGGCGACGCCGTCGCGGCCGCGCAGAAAGAGTTGGAGGATCTAAAGGCGAAGGGCATCGATCCACTTACGGACGCCGCCGGCAAAGCCGCGTCGGCGACGATCAAGGCGGCCGACGCGGCGAAGGCTTTGTCTGTGCAGCAGCAAGCTCAGATCGATATCAAAGAGATTAAGGACTACATCGACAAGCTCCAAGAGCAGGTCGACAAAACGAATCTCGGCACGCTGGCGGCGCAAAAGTACGCCGAGACCCACGGCAAATTAGGCCTTGCGCTGAAGGATTCGGCTGTCGACGGCGCAGGGTTTACCAAGCAGATCGACGACCTGACGAAAAAACTCATCGCCACTGAAAACGAAAAGAGTTTGACCGACTTGAGCGTGCAGGCGCTCGAGCTGCGCGGTCATCTCGTCGAGGCGGCCGACGCGGCATTTGCGCTTCAGAGCAAGTTACAGCTGGCCAACGCCGGCAGCGTGAAAAATACCGCGCTCGAAGATCAGATCGCCGACACGCATGCGCTGACCGTCGCGCAAAAGGCCTTCGCAGAGCAAGTCAACCTGACCGCGCAGATCCGCGCAGACGAGGCACTCCAGGAATCCGTCATCAACTCGCAAATCGCGAGCGGCCAGACCACTGAGCTCGCCGGTCAGAAGCAAATCTCAGACGCGCGTATCGCCGAGCTCGGGCAGCTCACCGACATCGAAGCCAAGATGCAGCAAATCGCGAACAGCAGCGGAATCCCGGCGCTCGTCATACAGGCGAAACAGGCTCAGGCTTCGATAAACGATCTCGCCGCCTCCACCAATGCGCTCGCCAATAAGCTACGCAATGATGTCGAGGAGTCGGCCAGCGATGCCTTTGCGGCATTCGTGACGGGCACGGAATCTGCGTCGCAGGCATTCCACCAATTCTTATCGAGTATCGAGACGGAGATCGTAAAGATTGCCACCAAGAATCTGCTTGAGAGCCTACTAGGCGGTGGTGGAGGAGGCGGCGGCGACGGCGGATTCTTCACGGCACTGGCCAGCATCTTGGGCGGAGGCGGTGCTGCCGCGGGCGCAGGTGGCGCGGCCGCGGGTGCGGGCGCTGTCGCCGGCGGCGTCGGGGAGGACGCGTTTTCCACGTTGGCGGGCTTGGGCTTCGCGAGCGGCGGCGACGTGTCGGCCGGCCAACGCATCACCGTGGGCGAACACGGAGCTGAGGAGTTCGTGCCGTCGGTCAACGGGACGATAGTGCCGAACGGGAAGATATCGAAGGGTGACACCCATATCCATTTCACCATCAACGCGCCGACGGGGACTATCAGCCGGCAGACGCAGTCGCAGATCGCCGCGGCCGCCGCAAGGGGCGTGAATGACGCGAATCGGCGGCATTTGTGAGCCGCGGTTGAAGGTATTCCTCTCATCGATCGGCAGTCGAGGTGACATCGAGCCGATCCTCGCGCTCGCCTTCGAGCTGCAGGCCATGGGACACCGAGCAGTCCTATGCGTGATGCCCCACTTCAAAAGCTGGATTGAATCGCACGGCGTCGACTGCGTTGCGCTCGAGGTGCCGAAGGGCGCGAATACGCGGCAGCTTTTTAAGGACATGGTGCGCGTACAGTTTCAAGCGACCTTAGCCGCGGCGCGCGACTGCAACTTGATAATCGGGTTTGGTCCCCAGCCCTTCGCCGGCCGATCGATCGCCGAGCACCTCGGGATTGCGTATGTCTACGCGACGTACTCGCCGTGCTTGCTGCCGTCTCCGGATCATCCGCCGCCGAAGATGCGCCAGGCGACCGCGTCGACGCTGCCCCGTTGCGTGAACCGTTTGCTTTGGTGGCTGGACTCAGCGAACTGGAACAAGTCGTTCCGCCCCGCAATCAACCAGGCGCGGGACGCGCTCGCCCTGCCGCCCATCGCTAACGTCGCTCACCACATGCGCACCGATGCCCCGTGGCTCGCCGCCGACCAGGTGCTCGGGCCCGGCGCCGCCGGCTGCGTGCAGACCGGCGCGTGGCTGCTCGACAACCCTGCGCCGCTGCCGGCAGCCGTGGAACACTTCCTGAGCGGCGGCGATCCACCCGTTTACTTAGGCTTCGGCTCCATGCCGATCGCGGGGCAGACCGCCCGGCTGCTCGCCCAGGCAGCGCGCGCCGCGGGGTTCCGTGCCATCGTTCGGTGTGGACTCGACAGCGGAACCGATGTGATAGCCGTCGGCGACGTCAATCATCAAAAGCTATTCCCGCGGGTGGCGGCCATTGTTCACCACGGCGGCGGAACAACGACAAACGCAGCGCGCGCGGGTAAGCCGCAGATCGTCATTCCCCACGCGTACGATATGTTTTATTGGGCTCGCCGAATGGAGCACTTGGGCGTCGGTTTGCCGCTCAGCCTGGGCAGCCTGACCGTCGATGCCCTGTCGGCCGCGATCGCCGAATGCGTGAAGCCACAAATGACGGCGGCGGCCGCGGCATTGGCGCCGCGTGTTGAATTACGGGGCGCGCGGATCGCAGCGGAGCGGCTGGTCGAGCAATTCGACTGAAACAGAGTTATACCCACGTGTAATGTGATGCAGTTACCCATCGTTCATTGACGCCGCCGGCCGATCCGGCGCAGAGTAAGCGGGAACTCGCCAGTATTTGCGTACCGACGAGCCCCCTAACCGCCCACTTTCTGGAGAAAGCAGATGGCTACCACGAAGACTACTACACCCAAGAACCGCAAATCAGCGGCCGCCGTAAAAGCACCTGACGTCGATTGCTACACCAGTCTCCTCACTGAGATCGCGTCGCTAGAATGCGTGCTCGATACGCTCGTAACGCATGACCTGTCGGACAGCGAGCAAGGCCACCTCGGCAGCGCCGAGCTCGTGCTGCGCGAGACGATCCGGCGGCTACACGAACTGACCTCCGGCGTCGAGACTCTGCAGGACGCGGCAACCGTTCGGGAGGTGGCCAGTGCCTAAGCCACAGACCAGGTGCCCGGCACAATCGAAAATAGCTGAGCCGCGGACACAGCGCACCGACGTTCCCAAAGACATCGTGTTCAACTGGGACATTTCCGACGAGGGCGTCGTGCTCGAATACACGGGTACGCCCGAACGGCTGATTGCGTGCGGCGCCGCCGAGCCTCACATGATCGAAAGGGGTTCCAAGCTCTCGCCGGTACAGCGGCGGGATTCAGCGGGCCACGCTTTTCGCCGCGAGGCGCGGCGGGCGAAGCTCAAGATCACGCGGTGGATCTCCGACCCGAAGTTTGCCGAAACCCTCCCCGGCGTACCACGCGGTCTGCGATTCAAGAGATTGGATTGGCTCGACGCGAATCCCGGGAAAGTGCATGTCGCCGTCGCGCAATACACTGAGCACGTCCACGTCCGTAAGTGGACTCGCTCTGCGGGAACGGCTGAGGCGCTGATCGCGGCGGGATTCCCCACTATGCTGTTCGGGAAGCGGCTGCGTCGGCGGCCTTTTTACAACCGCAGCATAACGTTCTATGGCCTCGAAGAAGAACGTGACATCGTCCAGAAGGGAGGCCATGGGAACATCAATACTTTGATGCGCGGGTATATTGAGATCTGCATCGAAGAGCCTGCCGACAAGACGCTGCCGATGCCAGACCGCGATGCGAAGCCAGTTTGGACCACGCACGGCTGCGACTCGGAGACTGCGACGGCGGAGATACTCAAGCGCTTCGCACGCGGCACGGTGCGGCCGTGAGTGAATCCAAACGCAGCTTCGTGGTCGGCGACGCGGAGTATCTGAAGGCCTTGAGCGGGTACAAACAGAAAACCGCCGTCGCTCATTGGTGCACGAAAAATAAGATCAAGTTCTTTCGCAATGCCCAGGGCTGGCCGGTGACGACTGCCACCGCGCTCGACAGTGCTTTGGCTGGTAAGGCGGCATCGGGGCCCGATTGGAGTTACTTCGAGCCGGATCCAAATTCGACCCATTCGCGTCATAAGCGCAGAAGAGAAAATGCAGCGAGGGGCGCACAAGCGAACGCGGAAAAGCAGAGCGCGGAAAAGCGGCGAGAGGCGGCGGCCGCTGCTGGCGACGTGCGGCCGTGAAGATACGAGGCAAGGCCATGAGCCGATCGGAAAAGACCCACCACACGGCCATTCATGAGGCAGGCCACGCGGTGGCTCACGTCAGGCTGGATATTATGCAGGGTGCGGTGTCTGTTCTCGCGCAGAATGGGAGTCTCGGCCGCGTCAGTGCCGAAGGGGTTGACCACGTAGAAGGCCGTAAGGAAGCAGAAAACCAGGCGATAGCCTACTGCGCCGGGTACGCAGCATTGGTGGCTGCGGGGATCGACGAGGCTATCGCTTTGCGCGGTACTGACGATGACTTAGAGAACGTCGCCGTATTGATTCGGCAATGGCTAGTCGGCACTTCACTCGATCAATGGAAATCTGCGGCGATTGAGATGATGCGTATGCCCCGTAACATTGCCGCGGTAAATCTGCTGGCATTGGAACTCGAGCGCCGAAACCATATTGATGGCGACGAGATTGACGTGATGGTTGGCTTCTCTGATGGCGATATATCCGCGGAACAGTTAGTCCGATATCGGGCATTGCGCGCAGCGAGCGAGGCGCGGCCGTGAGCACGCAGCCCTTCGACGCCGGCGCCGCGGCCGGCCGACGTTGGGCGAAGGCCTCGAGGAATAGCGCGCGCCTCGAGCGGCTGCGCGGCTGTCGCTTCGACTATCGCAATCGATGGGGAATTTATGCGTGCTACCTGACGGATCGCTTCATGGTCGAAGGGCCCGAAGAAGGGTGCCGTCAGCAGTACTGCATCCCGATCAATCAAGCTGCGCGATTGTCCGCGGCCTACTGGCGCAGGCTCAAAGGCTGGCCGCGTCGCGGCGTCGAGCGGCAGACGCAATTCGTCGAAGGGTTCGTGCGCGGAGCTGCGCGCCCCACCCCCCTGAACCCCGCCGTAAACGCGCCACGGACGGCGCAGCGCGAGGGCCTCACCAAACCTACCCGGACGATCTTTACGCCTGACGGCGCTTGAGCGCTTGCGCGGCCCGGGCCCTTTTACTTCAGCTCGCACATCCTCAACAGAGCCCGCCTCATCGGCACGGCGGCGCGCGGGTTGCCCGTGACTTCGCACCAGAACCTGATGAGCCGCTCGCCGTGCGGGTGCAGTGGCATCGTGTCGACGCAGTAATTCCTGACCGAGGTGCGCGAGAGATCTGCCAGCGCGGCGATCCTGTTGATCCCGTACCCGTTACGTCGCAAGCCGAGCAGCATGCCGGCGAAGTCGACGACGAGTTCCACTGTTGGGGCTGGCGGCTTTCGCCGGTCAGCCGGGTATGGGATTCGACCTTTTTTCGACGGCGCGGCGTGTAGGTTCACGAGCTGATCGGTGTCAAAGGCCCCGGCGCTTGCGGCCGCGTCACCATCCCCTTTCATCGGCCCGGGCGCTCGACCGGGCGCGGCGGCCTGGTCACCCGAGGCGCGAGCTCGCGCGGCTTGCCGGATACCTCGACCCAGAATTCCACCAACCTTTCTCCGTGTTCGTGAAGCATTGCCCGGCCGCCCGACCAGTGATCGCGGAGTAAGTAGCACGGGAGATTGGCGTGCATCGCGATCGCGTCGAGGCCGTAGCCGCTGCTGCTCAAATCGGATATCAGGGTTTTGAAGTCGACGGCGGCCCGATTTTTCGCGAAGGCGGGTTTGAGTCGATCGGGTACGCGCGTATTTGGGCTCAATTGCATGGTTCCGTCTCCCCATTGAGTCTTCTGGTTTTTCGAGGACGGAAAGCTTACGACAACCTATCGCGCGGCGCACTTGTTTGGCACTTGCGAGGCGGTTTTGATGATGATCGTTTGGGGTGAAATCAAGGATAAGCAGTTGATTTCTTTGGAGCGGGAAACGAGACTCGAACTCGCGACCTCAACCTTGGCAAGGTTGCGCTCTACCAACTGAGCTATTCCCGCCCTAAACAGACGCGCAATTGTAGGGCCGTAACGCCGGGAGTCAAGAAGAAG